AAAAACAGTCAACTAGATTGAAAGAAGAGCATTGGACGGATGAGATGAAAAAAGAGCACTCGCTTAAGATGAAAGGTCGAGTCGGCTCAAAGGCTCTTAAAGGTAGAAAACAAACACGGGAACACATTGAAGCCGTTTCAAAATCACTAACTGGCAGAACTTTTTCAGAAGAACATAAGAACAGACTCTCATCACCAAAGATAAGAGTCTGTAGATTATCTGATAGAAAGGAAATGTCTGTCAATCATTTTAACAGGCGTTCCGAATAAGCCAACGGTTTGAGATGGTCTTGAAGCTGATATGCGTATTGTCAACACATTTCCACACCAAACCTTCGCGCTCGCTTCCGTTCAATGCGCTTTTGTTTTCAGCATATTTCAGAAGCTCTTCGATGGTCTGCCCTTCCAAAGTCACTACGCCAATGATAGGGGCGTGCTGCAATCCGAGGATATCGATAATGGCTTGACGCTCAAAGGTATCAAAATACTTACCGCTGTTCACATTGTAAACATCAAACACTCGGAAAGCCTGACCTTTCAATTGGTATTGATTACCCTGAATTCCTTCACCAATCAATTCACCTTGAATAGCGATTCCTTTAAAGTCCTCGAGCATCTTTTCACGCAATCCGATACGCAATGCTTCTTTCCAAAAGCTGTTGTTCTCATCTTCCTTGAGATCAAGATTGCGACTGCAAACATGGAACTCGCCTTCGGTATCCATGTAAAATGTGCAGCTAGAACCATCAAGCTTTTCTGTAATCTCGAAACGCTTTCCACGGTATGTCTCAAGCTCTTTCTTCAGGTTTTGAATACGTTCTTGGTCGGTCTTCGGAACTGCCTGTGGAAAGTTTCCACGAGCCATACCTGCCAATTGTGCATTGATTGGAGCTTCCCATTTCTGAATGTTCAGTGGAAAGGTTACATCCAAACCTTCAAACAATTGGCTTGCAATGTTAGCACACGTTGGCTCAAGCGGAAGCAACAAACCTTGGCTGATTTGACCACGTAGGCGAATTGTACGCAAACGCTCACCTCGGACACCACCATACACTCGTGGCTCTGTACCTTTACAAAGGAATGGTGCAAGCTCTACGGGAATCCAAGAATCAATCTCAAAGTAAACGGCTAGTTCGCCTGCTTTGAATTCACCTTTCTTCACTACAACTTTCCATCCGCCGATTGTAGCAACTTCAATTGCATCAGCGTTCTCGATAGGATTGATCTCGTCAATCATACGAATAGAAGCTAATTTACGGTCTACTGTTTCCATAATATAAAAATTCCTATTAATAAACTACAACTTTTTCTGACTCTTCACGCACCTCTGAAACAGGATCCGAGCAATCCCATTCACAGTTCCAAACTTCCACTTCTTTGTCAGGGTTCATTTTTGACAACAATTCGATTAATTCGGATACCTTCATCATATTTCCTTTGTTTGTTCAATGATGTTATTATACAGCAAAATTCTCAAAGAATCAAGAACTTTTGAAAAATAAAATGTCTTTTGGGAAATATTTTTCCATGACTGTAAGAAAACGGGTGTTCTCGGCAAACTGCAATTCTTCACGAATCTTAGACCAGTTCATGTCCATTTGATGTGACAAATTTTGCGCCAGTCCTAGGAGGTAGTAATAGTTGTTGAAAGGCCCGTTGAGGTCGATTAGAAAGGGGTTATAGCCCTTTTGTACTGGTTGGTCTAAAATCATAGAGTTCCTTAAACGTTAAAGAGATGTTGGGGTATCGGCCCGAATAGCGAATATAATTGTGCGCTAGATGTTGAAGCTATTGCTAGTTTCATGTTTTTCTTTGCTGCTTGAATTTTGTAATAAGTGCGGGCTATTTTATTGCGAGTTGATCCTCGGCTGTTGTTGCAATGATGACAAGCAGCTACCAGATTTGATTCAGCTTCAATCTTCCGATGCTTTGGACTAGACCATTTATCGACCAGATGTTCAAGTGTTGCTTGTTGAGGTGACTTTTTTGTCGAATTCATCTCACATTTGCAATAATGACATTTATTGCCTTGACGCTCGACCAAATCTGATAAAGTAATCATTCTTAACTCATGTTAATTTCAATACGTTCATTATACATCATTTTACATGTCTTGTGTAACCTGCTTCTAAATATTCTTCATCCGTTGCAAACACCACGGGTTCAATGCCCAATCGATGCATCAATCTTACCCAGGTATGGCCGTGACCCCATTGCTTATAAATTTGATAGTCTACAAGGTGGGCGACCTCATGGTAGACAGATTCTTTAAGAGTAACACTATCACGTTTGAATATCGCTCCTGATATTTTGATAGTGTATCTATATCGTCTACTCTTTTCGTTGAATTCATACAAGGCATAACCCATAGTCGTTTTCATTTTGTTTGATAACAAAATCCTATCAACCCTTAGTCTCTTTGAGGTGATCTTTTGTAATATAGACAATGCCTCATTAGCATACTGCTCGATTTTATTAAGAACTTCACTCATATTTTAACAAACCTTGTTAGCCCATTCGTAGATGTTATGAAACCCCGGGGTTGTCTTAAAGGCCTTTTTAAAGGCACATTCACAATCATCATAACACGGCTCTAAAGCGAATTCATTCGGGCGCAAATCCTCACCCACAATAACGTCATAACCTTGTTCTTTCAAAAGGTCAAACTCTCTTTGTTGAATGTAATCATTGATTGAGAAATCACTATAATATGCAACTTGCTTCCCGCATTTACAGAGTACCTTAGCTATTTGCATATATTGGCTTCATCCTATTCTTAAATAAATATAGTATCATGGGATATATAAGGTTGTAAAAATGTCAGATAATGAAGATAAAAAAGAGATTAAGGTCTATTTAAATAACCCTAATCTTAAAGCTGCAGGCGTGCATATTGAGTTTGAGCCTTGGCAAGTGCAGGAGATGATTAAGTGTTTTAACGACCCTATCTACTTCATTGAAACCTACGTTAAGATTGTCCATATCGACAAAGGTCTTGTTCCTTTTAAATTATACCCTTTCCAGAAGAAGATGGTTGATTTGACAATGAACAATAGATATGTTCTTTTAAAGTTACCTCGACAATCAGGAAAGTCTACTGTTACTGCAGCGTGTATCTTGCATTATATGCTTTTCCAAGAACACAAAACGGTTGCCATTCTAGCTAACAAGGCACCGACTGCTCGAGAGATTTTAGGTAGAATTCAATTAATGTATGAACACCTTCCTCTATGGTTGCAGCAAGGTATCAAGACATGGAACAAGGGTTCATTCAGTTTGGGCAACGGCTGCAAAATTATTGCTGCGTCAACATCATCAAGTGCTATTCGTGGAACTTCTATTTCATGGCTAGTCTTAGATGAATTTGCGTTCGTACCACCTAATCAGGCAACTGAATTCTTTGAATCGGTTTATCCTACAATTTCATCAGGACAAGAATCAAAGGTATCAATCTTCTCTACGCCCAAAGGTATGAATCACTTCTATAAGATGTGGGTTGAGGCAACAGAAGGTCGTTCTGAATTCAAACCGTTTGAGATTCATTGGTCGGAAGTTCCTGGTAGAGATGAATTGTGGAAAGAAAAGACCATCACCAATATCGGTCAAGAATCATGGGATCAAGAATTTGAGGCACAGTTCCTTGGTTCAGCTAATACACTTATTTCATCAATGGCTCTTAGAAATCTCGTTCATAAAGAACCGATTGCTATTAGCTCATCTTTGAGAATCTTTGAACAACCAAAAGAAGACCACGTCTACTTCCTAAGCGTCGATTGTTCTAGAGGTGCAGGTATCGATTATTCGGTTATCCAAATCACCGACATTACGGAATATCCTTTCAAACAGGTTGGAATGTTTCGTGACAACAAAACGAATCACTATTTGCTTCCTCGCATTACAGTAGAGATTGCCAAGAAATACAATCAGGCATATATCTTGGTTGAAATTAACGACATTGGTGAAGCTGTTGCAGACTCAATCTACTTTGATGAAGAATATGAGAACTTGCTTACGACAGGTGAATCCAAAGGTAAAATTGCTCTTGGTTCTTGGCGCAATGGTAGAAACGGTGTAAGAACAACCAAGTCTACAAAACGTGAAGGTTGTTCCGTTATCAAGGCTCTGATTGAATCCAATAAGTATTTGGTGACAGACTTTACCACAATCAATGAATTCAGTACATTCATCTCAAAGAACAATTCATATGAGGCAGACGACCTTTGCCATGATGATACGGTAATGTCGCTTGTAGTTTTTGCTTGGGCAACGGGTCAAGAATATTTTAAGGAAATTATGCAGAAGGAC